CGAGACTGGCGGAGTACGAGGATACGGGCTTGGAGCCGGAAGAGGTGTTGCAGCTGAAAAAGAATACAGTGCAGTGGATTCCGGTGACGGAGCGGCTGCCAGAATCAGGAAAGTATGTTTTGATGTCGTTTGAGAATTTTATCCTTCCTGCAATCGGGCGGTATGAGGTAGATGATGAGGGCGATGGAGCTTGGTATCTTGGCGATAATGACGAAGGAGATACATGCTGCAGCATGGGATTGTTTGTCAATACCTGGATGCCATTGCCGGATCCGTACCGGGAGGTGATAAGCTATGAGAGCAAGAAAATGTGATAGATGTGGTCGTTTTTATGATCATTACCAGGGCGAGAAGATGTTCAAAAAGACTGGTAAAGCGAATGCTTTGCGGCTGATTGATAGATACGAAGATAATACTGCCATGTCAAGAAATGCCTACGATTTTTGCCCGGAGTGCATGAAGGAGCTGGAGGAGTTCCTTGGAATTGGAGGTGCCGATGTACAAAAATAATGAGGGCTATCCGGATCCGACAGCAGGTCGCGCAGTCCGGAAGGCAGACAAGCCGCCGGAGGAAGTAATTAACTTCCGGCGGGCTATGAAACTGATGAGTGTAATCTGTCATGTTCGGATTCTGGGTAAAGTGACCGTGGTCGATGATAAGGGGAGGCGGTGGTAGTGGCTGTAACCAAAAGATATGCAGTTTACTGTCGCGGGGAGCTGATCGGGGAGTATACGGCAGTGGAAGCGGCTGCCATATTTAAGTGTACACCCGGGACCGTCCGAGCGTATGCCAGCGGCGGTAATAAACTCTATGGCGAGTATACGTTTGAGCCAGTTGTAACGGAGCCGATCAGCAAGGCGGACAAGCCATGGACGATGACCAAGGCGCAGGCTAAGGACTGGGAGGAGACGCGGCAGCGGCTTTTGAGTAGTGGTGCGGATCTGAGTCGGTATGTGCTTAAGCCGGTGCCAGGATGGAGGTGATGCCGTTGGATAAACGAGTATTGGAAGATTACATAGATGCCTGTGCCCAGGTAAAGGAGACCAAGGAAGCGCTGCAGAAGTTCCAGAAGGCGAAGAAGCGGCGTGAGCAGGACGCAGTAAAAGGCTCCTCGCATGAGTTCCCCTACACTGCGCAGACCTTCCATATCGAGGGCCTGGCGTATGCGGTTCTTCAAGATCCGGGCGAGGAGGACCGCCTGGAAGAGATCCTGCTGGAGCGGCTGCGGAATGCTGAGCGCATCAAATATGACGTGGAAGAGTGGTTGAATACTATTCCGATGAGGATGCAGCGGATTATCCGGTACAGGATTTTTGAGGAGTTGCCGTGGGAACAAGTAGCCATAAAACTTGGCAGAAGAGCCACGGCGGACGGTGTACGGATGGAATATGTGAGATTCATGGAAGAAAAATAAAGTTTGTTCGTTCTGTTCGCACTGTTCGTTTTCAAAGTGTTATAGTGTAGCATGAAGCCAAAGGCGTACAGCTTGCGGCTTCGCTTGCTGATTTGATTACACAATACAATCCCACCCCTGCCGGGTGTTACAGCCTGGCGGGGGATTCTCCGCATATGTATAGGGGTTGCCCGCATAGTGTACCATGGCGCTGGCTATGCGGGAGGTGGTTCAAGCCCACCTGTGCGGATTTGGCAAATGGATATCAACAGCACTTGTGTGCGGCCCTGGATTCAATGGATTCAGGGCATCCCATTACTGCAATACTACTCCTTTAGAGAGCACCTGTCGCAAGATGGGTGCTTTTCTTTTGATAATTTTCGTGGTAGGATAAAAGAAAAAAGAGGAGGAGTAAGTGATGAACAGTGAAGGCGTATTTGCAACAGGAGCAACATTAAATGTAGGAGATACATATGTAAGGTTTAGATTTACAAAAGAGAATCTTGATTTAAATGGAAGCAAAGAAGGCGATGAGGTAGTTGCGGATGTAATGATGAGTCCGGAATTGTTTAAGGCGATTGTGAGTATGTCTCATGAGGCGTTAAAAGATAAAGAAAAAGAATCTGTGTAAGGAGTACTTGAATGGGAACGGTATTAACAGCAACAGATCCTACGGGGGTGACTATTACATGTTCTTCCGAAACTTGGTACGGTCATATAATTACGAATAGTGGTCATACTATTATGAAAGGTAATAAGAATGCTGTGAAGGAAACCCTTGAAGATCCAGATTCAATTTATAAAAGCTCTGAAAGCGATGACCGATTGGTGTATTTTAAACAGGGAGCTGTAGCTACATACAATTCATCTATGCATACTAAGGTTGTAACGAAAAAAACTGGAGAAAACACAGGTGAAGTAGTTACATCATGGCCACAGCCAAAACCGACTGGAGGAATCGGAGATGTTGTTTACACAAAAACAAATACAGTATGATTATGATAAGAGTAATGATATACTGTATTGTTCTTTTGCGGACAAGAGCAATTCTTATGGCGACGAAGACCCAGACGGTATTGTTATAATGAGGGATATAGATTCTAATAATGTAACAGGAATTACTGTATTTCATATCATTAAGATGCTGACAGATGAAGATAGTCGCCTATTATTTTTAGAGAAATACATTGATTACAACGTATTGAAGCAGATTTTTGAACACATAATGGTAAAATGAAGGGCCACCCCGTGTGGCTCTTTTCTTATACCTAAAACAGAAAGCGAGGTGAGTCCGGATGACCGAAAAACAGAAAATTTTTGCAGATGAATATCTAATCGACCTGAATGCCACCCGGGCTTACAAGGTCGCATATCCACGGGTCAAAAATGATGAGGTAGCTGCGGCTGCAGCTGCCAGATTGTTAAGAAATGTTAAGGTTGCCGCCTACATCTCTGAGCGCATGCAGGAACGGCAGAAACGGACCGAGGTTACCCAGGACAGGGTAATCGAGGAACTGGCTGCTATTGCCTTTGCGAAAGCTACGGATTTCGCCCAAATTGTAAATGGCAATGTGGTCCTGACGGATACAGCAGATCTGACGGAGAGCCAGATCAGGGCCATTGCCGGAATTAAAGAGGGCAAGTTCGGCATCGAGCTGAAGCTGAATGACAAGGAGAAGGCTCTGGAGCTTCTGGGGCGCCATCTTGGTATGTTTAAGGACAAGCTGGAGGTCTCCGGCCTGGATGAGGAGAAGAATAAGCTGGACGACATCCTGCAGCAGATGCGAGGTGGTGGATAGTGAGCACGGAGCGTTTACTTCTGTCGGACAAGTACAAAGCCTTTCTTCGCTGCGACGCTCCGGTGGAGTTCCTGGAGGGAACCACTGCTGCCGGAAAGACTACGGTAGGGCTTTTTAAGTTCATGCTTAAAGTGGCAGAGTCACCGAAGAAGCTACATATCATTGCAGCTAAGGATACCGGAACTGCCGAGAAGAATATCATCAACAAGGACCTTGGTATCGTGGATGATTTTGGTGTACTGGTTGAGTACAACGGCAACGGCACCAAGGATGACAAGATCCCTCACATCCTGTTCCATACGTCCGGTGGGGACAAGGTCATCTACGTGATGGGCTATGGTGACAAGAAAAAGTGGCAGAAAGCCCTTGGCGGTCAGTATGGCTGCCTGTATATCGATGAGATTAACACCGCGGACATTGACTTTGTCCGTGAGGCTGCCATGAGATGCGACTACTTAATGGCTACACTCAATCCAGACGATCCGTCGCTGGATGTGTACAAGGAGTACATTAACTGCAGCAGACCGCTTCCAGAGTGGGAAGCAGAGACACCACAGGAAATTAAAGATGAACTGAGAGAGGAACCAAAGCCCGGCTGGGTGCATTGGTTCTTTTCTTTTGTGCATAACCTGGGACTTCCGAAAGAGAAACTGGATAAGATCCTGGCAAACACTCCGAAAGGAACAAAGATCTGGAAGAACAAGATCCTGGGGCTGCGTGGTAAGGCAACCGGCCTGGTGTTTCCAAACTTTGACCGGAAAAAGCATGTTATTACTGCGGCATGGGTGAAATCAGAAGTGGAAGCGGGACGGATCCAGTGGAAGAAGTTTACCTGCGGAATGGATACGGCATATTCCAGTAAGTCTCCGGATACGATCGCGATGCTTTTCCAGGGAATCACAACGGACCGACGTCTGATCACGCTGGCTGAGAAGGTTTACAACAACGCAGACCTGGAAAATCCGATTGCGCCAAGTGACACGGTGGTAAAACTCATTGATTTTCTGGAGCAGTGCCGGAAGAAGTGGGGCTTTGCCAAGGACGTTTATATTGACAATGCCGACCAGGCAACTATGACGGAGCTGAAAAAGTATAAGCGGCTGCAT